CGTAATGTTTTGCTGACTAGCCCCGCTAATAGTAGAGTTCGTGTCGTAGTAAATCTTAGTGTAGCTAAAGTCATTGTTAATAGGGTTAGTCCAGTTGACATAAATCTCTCGTACACCACCAGAAGCAGTCAGTCCTGTTACGTTAGTGGTAGAGTTTACATCACCAGAGCCAGCAATAACCGTAGGGCCAAGGACACCGGGAAGAGTGGTGTTGTCAGACTCAAAGGCTACATCTTGATATTCGTCATAAGTTGTAGTAGTAGTTTCACGCAGAGTAAGGTTTGTTTGTAAGTCGCCCCCATCTACAATACCAAAAGACCACTGCACAACCTCAAATATTTTGTTAGAAAAGCCTAAACGAGTGTTGGTGATGTTTACAATGTCGCCTACCTGCAAAGCAAAGGCTTGGAGACCAAAGGCTCCTGTCAAAGTAAGCTGACTACGGTTACGCTCAAGAGCAATGTTAGCCAGTCTCTGAGCTTCACCGGGAGTGTCAGTAAACGGCAAGGGCAAGTCCAGTACAGACTCTAGCCCCCCGTCTACATCAATAAAGGTCTGGCTAGAAACCAGAGGATAGTCCGTCATCTGGTAATTACTAGCTGGCCCCTTGAATACCCCCCGTACTCCATTGAAGTTGTCCCTACGAGAATGGCGAGTAGAAACGCTCAAAGGAGACCGTAGATCGTCCTCAGTCAGTGTTACAGTAGGTGCAACATACTTACCAGCCAACATTCGCCACTGACCCTGTGCGTACCATAGAGTACCTGCACAGGTGCCTGTAAGCTGAGTTAGCAAGTCGATAGGTGTCTGGGAGGTTAGCCAAGCACCGTTACAGGTGTATCTAGTGCTACTATCAGTGGAAACAGTTTCATCACAGATGTTGGCTGCTGTAGACACTTTAGTGTCATCAATGTTGCTAGTAGCCTCACCAAGGCCATAGTCAGAGTTGGTCAGGTAGTCACGAATAATCAGTGCTGGATTGTCAGACCAAGCTGTGGTGGCGGTACGAGGGTCATATACTTTCTTGCCTCGCACAATCGCAGTGACTGAAGGTAGGCCATTTTGGTAACGGTTAATGTCTCCCTCTTCTTCAGGGCGGTCAAACTTGAACATAACAGCCAAGTGAGCAATGCCCTGTAGCTTGTGGTTAGCAGTCCACTTACCGCCACCAAAAGACACGCCATCAATAGACAGGCTTTGTCCATTAAGACTGGTGGTATGCCCACCAAGCACCTTACGGATTTTAATAAACCCGCTAAACCGAGTGTCGGCACTGCCAATGACGTTGCCGTTCTCATCTACCTCTCGGACCTCAGCTACGTTACCGTCTGAGCCAAGAGATGTTACTTTGTAGTTGTCAATGTAGATGTCTTCAAAGGGGTCGATCTCATGCGCTGCATAAGCAACGATACGACTCAGGTATTTGTTATCTGTGCCATGCGCATGGTCAAAAACAATAACACCACCAATCTTAGTCTTGCCATAGACAACCTGATGATGAAGGGCAGAACCCTTCTGGTTTACTGTGTACCCACCAGTAGAAAGCCCAGCCACTTTGGACTGAAGCTCTTCTACCTGCCGTTGGTTCTGATAGGCTAAGTAGCCTTGGCCAACAGCACCGATGGTAATAAGGGCTAACGAGCCAAGCGTAGCTGTGCCAATAGTAGCTGCGGCACTAAGACCAGCAATACCGCCTAGAAGGGTAGCACCAACAGTAACTGCCATACTATTTTCCTATATACTTGGAGTACACTCGCTCGATTAGGCCAAAGCCTAAGAACTCCATCAGCTTGTCGAATGGTTTGTGTACTTTTGTATTGATAGTCAAGACTGATACACCATCTTCTTTGAGACATTTCTCTGCAAACTGTATTAGCTTGATACCAGTGCGACCTTTCCTGTAGTCAGGGTGCAGGAAGATAATATCGTTAGAAGCGAACAGGTGGTCCTTGTAGTGCATGTTGTGTTGGATAACGACTACAAAGTAACCTACCAACAAGTCACCTTCTCTGGCTGTAAATATCTTCAGCACACCAGCTTGCTCTAAGACGTAATAGGCATCCCAGTCTGGGTTTAACTTAATCTTGTCTTTGTTAAGGGCAATATCTTCCCAATGCTTTTGTATCAGTGGCCGGATGTCGTTCTCAACTGTAGGTAAGAACTCTTGTTGATACTTCATTCGGGTATAGACCCCCATATAATTTTCTTGGTCTGAAGGCCCTCTACATAGTCTAAGCCTTTGTCTCCAGCGTACTTATCTTTCTGGTATGCAGAGGTGTAACGAGTTGCTGCTGGACGCTCCAAAGCTACCAGCTTATTCTCTACAGTTATTACAATAGTGCTGGTCTCAGGGCCTTCGTCAATCGTCATCTGGTCCATATAACCAGAAAACACTTCAACATAGTTGGCAGGACTGCCCATAACACCGAAGTATATCTTACAGACTCGGCCTTGGTACTGTGTTTGTAGGGCATGGCTAAGAAGACTTGACGGGATGCCACTCATAGTAAGGGTAGCCCCCCTAGCTGCTATATCGGCTGTCTCTTCGATAGCCTCAATCTGTAGTAAGGCACCAGCACCTTGATAGGTCTTGCTGTTGATGGTCTTGTCACCAACGCCAGTCCACAGGTATAGCTCACTAGGGGAATCAAAGAGTAGGTCAACAGCGAAGAACGGCTCAATCTCGTCAGCCGTCAACGCTGTCTCTACTACAGAGGTAAGGTCTCTGCTCATTTGATCTCAGCTTTAGCCGTTACTCGACCGTAGATCGCCAATGCACCACCAGCTACAGTGATACCCTGCATGATAAGTTCTACGATCTGTGCCTGAGAGGCTGCGTCAATGTTGACGCCAAAGGTTGCCAAGGTAGAAGAGGCAAGCATAAGCAACACTCCCCATACAGTCTTGGACATGAACCATTTCTTTTGATCTAACATAATATTCTCCTAAGAAATTTTAAACCTGTGTTTAAAGCGGATCACCGCCACGCCGCCATTATCGCAGCACCTTTACTGGCACCTTGGTCATGAGTTATTGTAATGGAGGTCGTGGTCCCGGTGGCGACGGTGGAACCGCCCCTACCCTGAGCCGCAGCGTCGGGAGCCAGATCCCAATCCTCGATACTTGTGCCGTTGTGGGTAACATCCCCGGTATCATCATTTGCATGCCCCATAACGGCAACACAAACATCGCCGACCTGTGTTGTTAGTGAGAGGTTGTAAGGCTCTTCAACGCCGGGTCCGATGGTGTCGGTGGCATACGGCGTCAGAGATGACGCACCACTAAGCGCATACACGCCAAAAGCAAGACGGCTGCCACCAGGCCCAGAGCTAAAAGTGAGAGAGCTTGGCATAGATGTGACTTCTGCGTTCATTCCGAAAACAGTAGCGTGTTCGTTGCCATCATCAAGGTTCTCATGCCTTGTGTAACTGTTGCTGTCGGCGTCCCCCAAGGCCAGAAACGATCCGTTATCTCCGCCAGCGGTTATTATTAGCGCAAAGCTGCTGGCGCTGGGGGCAGACAGGGAGCTTATGTTTACAGTGTGAGTTCCGCTCAGGCCTGATCCTTCGTTAAAACTCCCGAGAAATTCCAATTCCAGCGACACACTAGCAGCCGACGAATAAGACCCGATCAGGGCTTGCATCATAACCATTAGGTAAGTCCTACACCGGAGATTACGAAGGTGTTGGTGCCTACACAAAGTACAGTACAAAGGCCGTACTGAGCCAATGTTCTGTTGCCCGTACTAGCGACCCCCGCTTGTCTGAGTGTTACGCCCGTGCCTTGCGTGATGGTTTGGTTACTTGTCGAGTTGTTATAAATGGTGATTGCGTCTCCGGCAGTAAAGTTGGCTGTAGTCGAGGGGGGAACAGTCACCCCGCCAGTAGTGATGGAGATGTGCTTTCCGGCGTCGCTAAGAGCCAAAGTGTAGGCGGTGGTTTGGGAGTTCTGCGGAATATCCCGCACGTCGCCTTTACTGTCGGTGATAGTAGTCCCTGTGATGGCTGCTGCTGAAGCTGCGCCAATAACAGTACCATCAATACTACCACCATTAATATCGGCTGTAGTGATGGCTACAGAGCCGATAGTACCGCCCTCAATTTTATCACCAGAGATTTGATCATCAGCAAGGGTAAGAGTGCCAGCAGATACATTAAGGGTCTTGCCAGAGCCTACAGTTACACTGCCAGTGACATCACCTTCAATGTTTGCTACAAGGGTGCCAGTTGTAACCGTAAGGTTTCCTGTAGAGGTGCCAGTTGCAGTTGTAGTGCCTAGTGTAAACTTGTCTGCCGACTCGTCCCACCCAATAAAGGCATTGTCACCTGAAGTGCCACGTTCAATAACTAATCCTGCGTCATTGAGCGCACCAGTAGTAAGCCCACTAGAAAGCTCAATTAAGCTGTCCGTTACAGCCAAGTTAGTGGTATCGACAGTGGTAAGAGCGCCGTTTATTGTCAAGTCGCCAGAGATTGTAGCGTCACCAGCTACCTCAAGGCCTGTGCCGTTTATGAGCTTTAGAGCATCAGGCGTAAGTCGTGCAGCTATCAGGTTAGAGCCATCCGCTCGCACCATAAACTCAAGCAGACCATCCTCTGTGGTGTCTGTGACATCAGAGGTCTTACCAGTAATCTTAGCGTAAATTACTCGCTGTCCTACATCGTTCTCACCAGTAAACTTAATCTGGCCGAGGTAATCACCGTCCGCAGGGCTGGTAGAGTCCTTACAAAGCTCGATAACAGGAGAAGCTGCCGAGCTAGTCTCTGTGGAGACGATCTTGAGAGAGGCGTCAGTAGTGCTGGTGTGGTTAATGTTTAATGCACCAGAAAGTGTAGCACCTGCAAACTGTGGAGTCTCCGTAGTTGCTACATCCTGCCCAATAGCGACAACACCATCAGTGATAGTTACACCAGTGCCACCTGTGAAATGCGCCCTAGTTTCAGCAGCAGAGGGTCCGGTATAGGTAAAGACGCCAGTACCACTGTTGTAGGAAAATGAACCATCGCCCCCTGCATCAGTAGCGCTTACCTCTCCACGAACAGACGTAGTGAAGTCAGCAGGAGCAGCTTGGTTACTACCGTTGCCAAGGAAGAAGTTACCATTATTCAGGTTAGGTGTAGCATTAGCACGACCAGCACCAGTAACAATAATACTGCCAGCACTAGCGTCTGACTTAACAACCTTGCCAAGGTTCTCGATTAGGTTGCTCTCTCCGGTAAGGTTAGAGAGGGACGTAGTAAATCCACCACCATTAGCTACATAGAGTGTATCACCAGCAGTGTAGGTGCTTGTATTAATCCCCTTCAGGAAGCCAGAGACCACTACAACGCCAGTACCCCCACTAGCGGAAATAGTCCCCTTAGTGACACCAATAGCAGGCATAGTGCTTGCACTACTAGCATCAGCCGGGGCAATAGTGATGTTCTGTCCACTTACGCCAGTCTGATAGACCGGAGTACCAG